CCGTCCCCGACCGCCCGGAACATCCGGCTGATCGAGTCCGTCGTCTGCGCCCAGGACTCACTGAACCGGGTCGCGGAGCCGCCGATCCAAGCGAACACCGAGTCGACCACACCCCCGGCCCACCCGACGATGTCGGCGAAGGAACGCATCGTCTGATCCCAGGCAGCGCCGAACCGGCCGACCGCGTCCTGGAACCAACCCAGGATCGCGCCCATCGACGTCATCGTCGTGGACCAGGCCGCACTCAGCCTGCCGGCTGCCTCGCCGACCCAGGCGAACACCCCGTCGACGATGACCCGGAAATCCTCAGACGTGTTGTAGGCGTAGACCATCATCCCGGCCAGCGCAGCCAGGGTGACGATCACGATCGTCAGGGGGCTCAGGCCCATCACGATGTTGAACGCGGCTTGCGCGATGGTCCACGCCCTGGTCACGGCCGCGATGGTGCCCAGTGTGATCGCAATCCCGGCGCCGGCGGAGAAGATGAACCCGAGCACGTCGGGAACCCCGGGGATGCTGAGGAAGCCGTCCATGGCGGTCAGGAAGCCCTCGACCGCCGGGATCACGTTCTCGTTGATGATCCCCGCGACCCCGACCTCCAGGCCGCGCTGAAACTCGGTGATCTTCACCGTGGCGTTGTCGTTCAGGGTGGTACCCATCCGGGTTGCCGCACCCTCAACATCGCGTTCTCCGGGTCCATCGCGAACAGGGCGTTACCCAGATCCTCAGCCTGTGTACCGAACAGGCCCACCGCAGCCTCGGCGCGCACCGCCGGGTCCTCAACCCCTTGCAGGGCCGCGACGACCTGCGACATGGCGACCTGCGCGTCCGGTCCACCAGCCGCGATCCGACGTCGCATCTCGTCCGCGTTCACACCGATCGCGCTGTACGCCTCGATGGTCGTCTTCGACCCGTCGATCGACCGGATCGAGAATTCCTTGATGGCGTCCGCGGCGATGTCGGTGGACCGCGCACCGCCCTCCATCATCTGCGCGATCAGCCCACCCGCGATCTGCGCGTCGATCCCGACCTTCGCGAACTGGCTGCTGTACTCCTCGAACGTGTCCAGGACGTCCTCAGCCCCGGGCCCGAGGGTCTGGTACAGCCGGGTGATCACATCCAGGCCGGCCTCGGCGTTCGGCACCAGGTTGTTGCGTACCATCGCCGACAACGCCGCGGTGGCCTGCACCGTGTCCACGTCGAACGCCGCGGCCAGGTCCAGCACGCTGGCCGTGACGCCCTGGATCTGCTCATCTGTGGCGTCCGCGGCGACTGCACCCGAGCGGATCACCATGGACACCGCGTCGGACACCTCACCCAGGGACGAGCCCCACGCGCCCGCGTACAGGTTCGCCGCGACCTTGCCCGCCCGCTCGGCACCGATCATGTTCTGGTCGCCGAGCTGCGCGGCCAGCCGGGACTGGGCGCTGGACATGTCCAGCGCGCTCCCGATCGCCGAGCTCAGTGCCGCACCGATCAGCACACCGGCGGCGACCGCAGCCGCAGCTAGCCCCCCGCTGCGGGCCGAGTCCTCCAGGCCCTCCTCGGTGTCGGAGGTGTCCGGTGGGCCAGTGTCCGGACCCGGGATCGGCGGCGGAGAATAGCCGCGGATACGCGCGTCCAATTCCGCAAAGAAGCCGGTCATGTCCGGCACGCAATTGAGTGCGACCGAGGCTGCCGTGTATGTGGCCACTCCGCTATCCCCCTAGTTCAGATAGCGAATCGCGGTCGTTACTCGTCCAGGTCTGCGGGGCTGAACATCGCCACCAGGCCCTGCGCGACGGCCAGGTTCTCTGCCCGCTGCGCCCGGTCCCACGCCGTACGTGGCCTCGGCAGCGGCTTGACGTCGGGGGCCTTGCCCTTGTTGTGGATCGCGATGAGGGTCCGGTGCAAGCCCATGATCGCCTCGGTCAGAGACACCAGCTGGGCCCGCTCAGGCGTCCAGTCCTGCAACGTCAGCGGGGCGTCGGGCTGGTCGTCGCCCGGCGTCCCGTGCAGCAGCAGGTACTCGGCCACCACGTCGTCGTCGTCGTACAGTTCCGCCTTGTACCGGGACTCCCGGGGCAACTGCTCGGCGAGGCGGAGCAGCTTGTCCCAGGCGTGACGGCCCCGAAACCAGTCCTGCAGGTCCAGCCCGAGACGCGAATGCAGGTCGTACTCCAGCTGGTCGCCGTACCGGTCGATCAGCCGCACGACTCGGGCTAGCGTTCCGGGTTGGCCGCCCCGAGGCCGAGGTCTTCCATGACGTCCTCCAGCAGATCGCGCCAGACGGTGATCGGCACCCGGCCATCCTCGCCCGCAGCTCTCTTCGCTGAGTCCCGCAGCCGGGCCACGTTGTCCTCGCCCATCAGCGCACCCAGGGCGCCGAACGTGCTGCCCTTGTGGCGGGCTGTGAAGAACGCCTCAAGCGTCTCGGTGTCCGGGATGTAGACCTTGATCGGCGCCTCGTCCTCGCCCATCGGGATCTCGGCGAAGACGTCACGGGCTTCCTGGACCCGCTTCGTCCAGCCGCGCCGCGCGGCGCGGTTCTGGCCTGCGGCGTTCACGCCGCCCCGCTCGACCCGCTGGCCGGTGCCGTCCCGGTGGACACGGTGGCCGTGGACGCGGCAGGCTCGCCGCCGACGTTGCCGGCCAGCCGCTCCGCCGCCTCGGCCTCGTCGGTGCCCCGCGGCAGGCTGTAGCCCCGCGACAGCAGGTTGTACAGCTCGGCGGGGCTGGTGACCCCGTACTTGGCGCCGTCCGGGTCGGTGAGCGTGACGACGGCCAGCTCCCGCGCCTCCGCCTGGTCCTTCTTCGCTGCCATGATCAGGTCCTCTCGTCGGTCGGGGTGAAGGTCAGGCGACGGCCGGGAAGCCCATCGACACGAGCGCGCTACGCCATCCGGGACCTCCGAATGTGAAGCGTGTAGAAAATCCGAGCACCGAGTCCGCGAACGCGGTGCCGGTGACGCGGTAGCGAATCTCGGTGCCGTCGGTCCACTGCAGGTCCTCGACGCCGGTCACCGACCAGCGCGGGTGGTAGCGCCCGATGTAGATGGCGTCGGTTCCGGCGCCGTCCTGGCAGATCGCCATGAACCGGCGGTAGATCGTCTGCGGGGACACGGCCTTCGTGAACGACACCTCGCCGGTGACGGCGGTGGGGGTGAGCGCGGCGAGGTTGACGCCGTGGTACAGCTCCAACGTCGCGCGCTTCGTCTCCTGCATGGAGAAGGAGACCGTGTCGACGTCGGAGGTGATGTCGCGACGGGTCGGCTCCGACGCACCCCACGACACCGTGTCGCTGTTCTCGATGGCCCGGGAGAAGGTGAGGCCGTCGTCCTTGAGGATGTAGCCGACGTCGAGGAAGCCGACGGGTAGCGTCTGCGGGTCCGCGGAGGCGCCCGACGTCAGCGCGGTCGGGCTGGTCGTCGCGTACGGCGCCACCCACACCCCGCCGTTCAGGGCCTTGCGGATCAGGCTCTGCTGCCTGGTCTGGAGTGCGGTCAAGTCGGGCATGGTCAGCCTCTCGGTCGTCGGTACTCGATCACGTAGTACGTCGTGACCGCGCGGATGTCGGGGTTCTGGTCGGGCTGCTCGAGCGGGCCGGTGTACACCGACGTGTAGTCGATGAGCACGCCGCCGGCGGTGGTGGCAGCCGCCGCCCGGATCCGGCGTGCGGCTTCGGCGGTCATCGCCATCGACTCCGCCCGGGACGGCGCGTACGTGGTGACCGCGACGATCGGGGAGTCGGTGATGCCGTCGTCGGTGCCGCCGGTCCGCAACGCCCGGATGTACCGGTCGAAGCTGGCGGGTGTCTCCGTGCCCACGGTGGCGCCCTGGATGCCGGCCAGTACCACCGGCAGTACCTCGGCTTCCACGTCGGGGAACGCCGCCAGCAGGTCGGTCACGACGACACCTCCCCCGCGACGCGGGCCACAACCCCGAACCGCAGCCGTCGGTCGGGGAACCGCACCTCGTCCGGGGCGGGTGCGGCCACGATCACCGAGGCCATGGCCCGGTCCCGGCGGACCCCGCCGTTGGGTGTGGTTTCCACCCGCACCGCCAGGCCGCTGTACGGCGCACCCTGGGGGGTGCTCCGCAGCGGCAGCGCAGCCCGCACCCGACCGGCGATGTCCTCACCGACCCGGCCCACCGCGCGCTGCATCTCCGTGGACTGCAGGATCCGCCGGACCCCGGCCTGGTTGATCTGCAGACGTGGTGCGGGCACGGCTATCCCCTCACCGAGCGCAGGTTGACGACCGTGGTCGCTGGGGTGCCGGTCAGTGGGGACCGCCAGTGCTGCGGGTCGCCGTCGATCTCCCACACCCGCCCCCGGACCTCGATCCGGTCGGTGCGGACAACGTCCGTCCCGAACGGCAGATAGAGGGTGGAGGTGGTGGAGACGGTGGCGCCGCGGCTGGTGACGTCCTCGGAGGTGCCCGCGTCGGCGTACGCCCCCCGCGTGCAGAACCGCTCCGCCACCCCATCGGCGGGTAGGTCCCCGAATGCATCCTTGACCGGCCCGCGGACGATGACCACCGGGTCGGGGAGCCGCATCATGGCGACCGCGACCACGGCCGGATCGTGAACGCACCCCGCGCCGCTGTCGGCGGCAGCAGCAGCGCCCACTCCAGGTCCGTCAGGTACAGACCCGCGGCACCCGCGGCGCGACTGTAGGCGTACGCCCCGATCTGCTCCGAGGTGTAACCCTCCGGGTTGCGCAGCACCCGCAGCACCGCATCCACCACCACGCCGGTGGCGAGAACCCCCAGGTTGGGGTCCGCCCCGATCCGGGCGTCGATGCCGGGGATGCGGGTGCGGACCAGCGCCGACACCCTCGCCAGGAGGACCGAGGCGCCGACCACCTCATCCTCGCCGAGGGGCCGCCACAGAGCTTCGATGTCCTCGACGGTCGCGAACGAAGCCATACCGGGGACTCCCCTCGTCAGTCGGTGGGGACGCCGGCGGCGTGTAGGGCGGCGATGATGTCGGCGCGGGTGGCGTCGGCGTCCACGGTCACACCGTGGGTGTCGGCGTAGGCCAGCCACCGCGCCCGGGACGAACCCGACCCCGCCTTCGGAGGCGGCGGGTCCGCCGGAGCGGCAGGCACGGCGGCCGCCGCACCGTCAGGTGACCAGGACGACGCCGGGTCGGTTTCGTCGAGGTCCGGCCAGTCGACCCCGTCAGGATCGGGCTGCCACTCGCTGGCGTCGACCGGGGTGAGGACATGGTCGCCGACGAGGCTGACCGCCCACCCCGGAAGGTCCGACCCCGCCGGTAGGAACACCACCTGACCGCCGCTGCCGGGGCGGCGAAGGACCACCCCGGCAGTGAGCTTGCGGGCCACGGTCAGAGAACCCGGGCCGCCAGCGAGCGGTCCGCGTTGGCCAGGACCGGCAGGGCGATGGCGTCGGACAGAACTTCCAGACCCATCGGGATCTTGTCGTTCTTCCAGACTCCGGCGACGATGCCGGGCTGCTCCGTGTCCGGGATCGCCCAGTCAGCGTCCGTCGAGGTCAGCGTGCGACCCCAGAACGTCGCCCCGAGGTCGGTGCCCTGCCAGTCGTTGACGTCCACCGGCGCAGCACCAGGATGGTGTCGTCCCGCAGGGCCCGCACCATCGCACCGTTGACCGACACGCGCCGGTCGTAGATGTAGATGTCGGGCAGCCCAGCACCGGTGACGGTGTCCCGCACCTGCGTGGCCGTGGCCGGGCGGGCGGAGCCGTTGATGAGCTGGGTCTGGAACTCCGTGCCCGCGGCGAGGGCGCGGAACACGCGGCTCGACATGACGAGCGAGCCCGGGTCCTCACCGGTGGTGTCCCGGAAGACGTCGACGATCGTCATCAGGTACTCCAGCCGGGACGTGGCCGGCAGGGTCCACAGCGCGCCCGCGACGAGCTGGTGCTCAGCGGGCCGACCGAAGTCGTCGTCGGACTGGAAGTTGTTCTGGTCGATCGTCGCCTTCCCGGTGGTGAGCACGACACCGCGCATCCGTTCGACCGAGTCGGCGATGGCCCGGACCACCGCGTCGGTGGTGTTCTGGATGGTGACCAGAGCTGCGGCGTCGGAGGGGGTGCCGCCGCGCATCCGCAGCTGCTCGTACTCCGAGACGGGGATGTTCACCGACAGGGCGGGCAGTTCGATGGTGACCCGCTTGCCCTGCGGCCGCCGGCCAATCTCGGGCTCCGCGTCGTAGGCGCGGAACCTGGCGACGTCGATGAGGCCGGTGCCGCCCTGCACGAAGCGGGCGACGATGTCGTTGAGGTCCCGATTGGGGAGCCAGCGAGCCAGCGTGCCCTTGCGGGACTCGTAGTCGGCGATCGAGGCCCGCGCGTACCCGGACAGGGTCGCCGGGTCGATGATGTCAGTCCACAGTGCCATGGCTCATGCCCCCGTGCTGGTGATGAACACGAACTGCCCAGTCGTGTTGTGGCCTGTGGTCGCGAACGGAACGGGCAGGTGGTTCACGGTGATGCGGCCGTGGTCGAGCATCGGCCAGCCCGCCTCACCGGGCGCCTTCTGGTCGGTGACCAGGAACCCCGCGAGGATCTGACGGCCGTCGGAGCCGACATCAGCCCCGCCCGCAGTGGTGGTCGCGACGGTCACCGTGCCGGTGCCCCCGGTGGGGGTCGCCGTCATCTGCGCGACGTCGGTGTTCGCCAGGTCCCCGGCGAACATGACCGTGTAGGGGCCACCGGTGCCGCCGGTGACGATGACGTCGCCCGGCCCGATGTTGGACAGCGCCACCAGCGCGGCCTGGACCTGCGCGGCGGTGGACGCCGCGGCCAGGCTGGTGGTGGTCTGCCCGGCGTAGGTCAGGGTGAACGATGTCAGACCGGTACCGCCCTGGGTGACGGTCTGGACCTCGTCGGACGAGTCGCCGGTGTACGGGCCGACCAGCCCGGTTGCGGTCACCTCACCCAGCGGGGTGCCCGACGGGATGCCGTTCGGGTAGGCGGCGGTGGTGAACAGGGCCGGGTCGGGGGTCACGGTGCGGCTGTTGTAGAGGCCGTGCGTGGACCCGAGCCAGGACTGGTCACCCGTGCCGTAGGTCTCGGTTGCGAGACGGGGCATCTTGGATTCCTCCTATAGGTCTAGCTGTGAGGGGGTGGGGTGAGGTCCGTGTCGGTCCACACATCGCCGTGTCGGCGTCAGGGGGTGCGCGCGGGCTTTCTGCGCGACTCGTACATTTCCCGGCCCACGTCGGTGCCGGAGGTTTTGGTGTTCCGGGCGCCCTGTGTGGGGTCCGGCTTCGGGGCGGGTTTGCGCTGCTCGGCCGCCGGGGCCCACGCCTCGACCTTCGCGGTGATCCGGTCGACGTCCACGGTGCCGTCCTTGGTGAGGAAACGGGTGAGGTCGATGTCCTCGGTGAGGGTGGCGAGGCGGGCGGCGTCGATTCGCCCACCGGCGGCGGCGGCCCGGAACTCGGCCATGACCAGTTGGGGGGCGACTTCGGCGCGGGCGGCGGCGGCGGCCTGCTCCCCGGCCTCGCGGATCAGCTTCTCGGTCTCGCTTTCGCGTTCCTTGCGGAGCTTCTTCGCCTCGGCGGCCTGTGCTTTGAGCTCGTCGTAGTCGGCGCGCGACTTGACGACGGCCTCATGGCGCCGAGCATGGGACTTCCAGTACGCAGCCTGCTGCGCGTCGGTCATCTCGGTGAGCGGCGTGTCCTC